GGATTTATACTAAGCCAAAGCGAAATGTTGAGGGGGTTTAAACACCCCCTTGACAAGTTCAAAATTAATGATTATATTACATAGTTTTACACACACAAACAAACAGCCTAAGGAGGCACAAATGAAAAACACAGAAGTAAAAGTTAGTAAATGGCTACAAGACGCTTTACCAGAGTTACAAAAAAGAGTCTTTGGACCAGCCAAATTAGAGATACCAAAGAGACTGCGTTTAAACGTGGGCTTGATGCCAGGTAAAGTTGGGGCTAAAAACAATACGCTTGGCGTATGTTATAAAGCCAGAGTTAATAACGGCGTGAGCTTAATCACGCTTAACATAGCGTCAGAATCAATGGAGACAAGCGAACGAATTTTAGATATTCTTTGCCACGAAATTATTCACGCTATAGACGACTGCGAAAATGGACACGGACCAGTATTTAAGAAGATGGCTTTGGCTATCGGCTTGCAAGGTCCTATGAGGTCAACAACAGCAACGCCAGAGCTTACAAAAACTCTAGCAAAAGTTGTTAAATCTATCGGAGCTTTTCCAGAAAAGCCTATTAAATTTGCTGGGCTTAGAAAAGATAAAAACAGGATGCTAAAGCTAATCTGTGAGGGTACAGAAGAAGTGGCTTGTTCTCACATTGTCAGAGCATCTGCACAATCTATAGAGGCTATAGACAATAACACTTGTTTATGTTGTGGCGAGGGTGAATACCAGGTAGAGCTAAGCAAGGCTGAAGGTAGTTTTAGGATGTCAATTGAACGCTTTCAATGGGCACAAATGCAAGCTAGATTAGAACAAGGGGGCAACGCCTAACTGATGAG